CTGGAACTGGAAGCGCCCAGACAGGACGCTAAAAAGGACTTTGCAGAGGATAAGCCGCAGCCTGTTAAGGGCAGATACCAGGACTATATAGAACGCTGCAAGGCGGCAGCGGGTAAGACAGACTACTTTAGCAGCAGGGGCTTTAACCAGGGCATTATAGACCGCTTTAACCTGGGCTACGACGAAAGCAAAGACGTTATTGTAATACCTTACGACCCCACAGGCAATTACTACATAACCAGGACGGTAAAGGGCAAAGAGTTTAGGAAGCCGAAAGCAGACGAAGCAGGGGAAGAACCTATTTATAACAAAGCTGCCTTATATGCAGAGGGCAAGCCTTGCTTTGTATGTGAAAGCCCTATAGACGCTATAAGCATTATAAGCGCAGGAGGCGGCAAGTGCAGCGCAGTAGCTTTAGGCGGCACAGGGCATAGGAAGCTTATAGAAGCCGTAAAAGCTAAAGCGCCTACCTGTATGCTAGTATTGAGCCTTGACGCAGACGAGCCAGGGCAGGACGCTACAGAAAAGGCAGCCGCAGAGCTTAGGGAAATAGGCACGCCCTTTATAATAGCTAGCTACGACCTGGAAGCTTACCCAGAAGACAAGTGCAAAGACGCTAACGACTTCTTTACAGGCAACTATACGCAGCTGCAAAACGATATAGCGGCTAACCTGGAAGAAATAGAGCGCAGGAAGAACGCAGAAAAGGCAGAGCGCCTAGAAGCCCACAACGCAGCAAGCGGCGCAGCAAGGCTTAAAGACTTTGTAGGCGGCATTAAAGACGGCGCTAATACCTGGTATATTCCCACAGGCTTTAGCGAACTGGACAAAGAGCTAGACGGCGGGCTTTACCCTGGGCTTTATATCCTAGGCGCTATAAGCAGCCTGGGAAAGACTACGCTTTTATTGCAGACGGCAGACCAGATAGCAGCGGCGGGCTATGATGTACTGTACTTTAGCCTGGAAATGGCGGCTACAGAGCTTATTAGCAAGTCTATAAGCCGTCTTACCTACCAGAACTGCAACGGCGACCAGAGGAACGCAAAGACCGCCAGGGGCATTACAACGGCTAGCAGATACCAGAACTATAGCCAGACGGAAAAGGACCTTATAGACAGGGCTATAGGCTTATACGGCGTTTACGCTAGCCACCTGTACATATATGAGGGCATAGGGGATATAGGCGTAGAACAGATAAAAGCCCTTGTAGCAGAGCATAAAGAGCTTACAGGCAGAACGCCCCTAGTATTTATAGACTATCTGCAAATACTAGCGCCTTACGACTTGCGGGCAAGTGATAAGCAGAACACAGACAAAGCCGTATTAGAGCTTAAGCGCCTTAGCAGGGACTATAACACGCCTGTATTTTGTATTTCTTCCTTTAACCGTGATAATTACGCCAATGAGGTAAACATGACGGCATTTAAGGAAAGCGGCGCTATAGAGTACGGCAGCGACGTACTGCTAGCTATACAGCCGCAGGGCATGAAGCAGGGAACGACGAAGAACGACGAAAAGCATAATATTAAGCTTGTAAACGATTGTAGGCGGGCAGAGGTACGCAGCATAGAAGCTAAGATACTTAAGAACCGTAACGGCAGGACAGGCGGCAGGATAGGCTTTAGCTATTACAGCTTATTTAACTGCTTTGAACAGGACTACGGCTTTAAGGTAGTAGACGACGAAGACGACAACCCTTTTTTAGATGACGAAGACTAAGTAAACAAAGTAACCATAGTAACAGGGGCTTACCAGGTAAACAGGGTAAACCCCTTATTTTTATGTTTACATAGTTTACAATGTAATTGACATTTACAAAGTAACCTGTTATTATTAAGTAGAGAAAGTTTAATATGTAAACATGATAAACAGAAAAAGAGGTAGCAGTAATGTATAGCCCGCCCAGGATAAGCCGTATAAAGATACACGGCAGCGACAAAATTATATCTAACGCCGTACTTGCTACGGATAGTATGCAGCTACCAGGCTTTATAAGCCTTAAGGTAAAGGCGAACGGCAACGACGCAACCCGCTTTATAGCCCTGGGCGCTATAGAAGAAATGGTAATAGAGAACGACGAACTACTAAAGACTATGCCTTGCTGCTTTATTCCAGAAACTAGGCTAAAAGCCACTATAGACAGATAGAGAGGGCTTAAAGTGAGTTTTATAGACAGACTATTTAACCGAAAGAAGACCGTAACGACGGCGCAGCTTATTACAGAACCTACAAGCGGCTTTAGCAGCTTCTACGGCGACGCTTACGCTAACGACGTTTACAGGGAAGCAGTAGACGCTATAGCCAGGAACGCAGGAAAGCTTAAAGGCAGCCACGTTATAGCCTATGCAGGGAACGACAGGGCAGCGGGCGACAATAAAATAAACAGGCTTTTACAGACCCGCCCTAACCCTTATATGAGCGCTTACGACTTCCTGTATAAGCTTGTTACGCACTTATTCTTATATAACAATTCTTTTGCATACCTGGACAAAGACGACAGGGGCAACCTTAAGGCTATTTATCCTATTACAGCCAGTACAGTAAACGTGCTTAGCGACGCAGCTAACAACCTGTATTGCAGTTTCTTCCTTAAGAGCGGCAAAGAGGTAATTTTACCTTACGGCGACCTAATCCACCTTAGACGCTATTTTAATGATGACGACGTACTAGGCGCAGACAATAGCGCTATTATGCCTGGACTTGAGCTAGCCCAGACGCAGAACGACGGCGTTATTAACGGTATTAAGGCGGGCGCTAGCATAAGGGGTATTTTGAGCTTTACCCAGATTATGAGCGCTAGCAAGCTTAAGGAAGAAAAAGAAGCTTTTGTAGCCGACTATTTGAGCCTGGAAAACGGCACAGGCGTTATAGCGACAGACCAGAAAATGAGCTACACGCCTATAGACAATAAGCCTGTAATCCTGGACGCAGAACAGGCTAAGGAAGTCAAAAACAAGATTTATAACTACCTGGGAATAACAGAGCCGATAGTAAATAGCAGCTATACAGAAGACCAGTACAGCGCCTTTTACGAAAGCACTATAGAGCCGATAGCTACGGCTTTGTCACAGGAATTTACTGCAAAGCTCTTTAACGACAGAGAACAGGCTTACGGCAATAGTATTTTGTTTGAGAGCGGGCGCTTACAGTTTACGAACAACAAGACGAAAGTACAGCTTATTAAAGAGCTTATGCCTATGGGCTTGCTTACCATTAACCAGGCGCTAGAAATACTTAATTTGCCTAGCGTTACGGACGGCGACAAGCGGCTACAGGCTTTGAACATGATAGACGCAGCCCAGGCAGCAGCATACCAGGGGGCGGGAAATGAAGCAGACAACTAGAGTTTTAAATTATATGCAGCAGAACGGCAGCATAACTAGCTTAGAAGCCTTTAGGGACTTAGGCGTAACCAGGCTTAGCGGCGTGATATTCATTCTTAGAAAGACGCACGCTATAGGGGCTAGAAAAGAGAAAAGCTGCAACAGGTACGGCGAAAGAACAAGCTACAGCCGTTATTATCTGAAAGAGGGCGCAGAGAATGAAGCCTAGAAGCTATTACAGGGTATGCCCTTTATGCGGCGCTAGCCTAGACCCTGGGGAAAAGTGCGATTGCACAGAAAGAGAGGTAAAACACCTTGAAAGAAACACGTATAACGGAAATACGAGCGGCAGAACCGACGGCAGACGGCGCACAAGCTCTTATTTTAAGCGGGCGACCTATTCTATATGATACGCCTACTTTGATAAAGGACGGCAGCGGCAGCTATACGGAAATTATCAGCAGGGGCGCACTGGACGGCGCAGACCTTAGCGACGTGCGGCTACTTTATAACCATGACTTAGGAAAAGTACCGCTTGCCAGAACGCCTAAAACAATGAGCCTTGCAGTAGACGAAAGAGGGCTTACTTTTAAGGCAGAATTGCCAGACACGGAAAGCGCTAAAGAAGTCTATGCAGCGGTACAGAGGGGCGACCTTAGCGGAATGAGCTTTGCTTTTACTGTACCAGAGGGCGGCGACAGCTACGACGCAGCCACTAACACTAGAACTATACGGCAGATAGCTAAAGTGTATGAGTGCAGCGTAGTACCTTACCCCGCTTACCCTACTACAAGTATTGAAGCACGCAGCGAAAGAGCGGCAGCCCTTAAGCGCCTGGAAAAACGGCAGCGGGCTAAGATACTCTTTAACCAGATAATGAAAGTGAGGTAAGCAGTATGGGCGACCACGTAGCGGCTATATATGCCTTTGCAAAGCAGCAGGGCTATAACATTACTAGCTTTTCTACAGCCGACAGGCATAACAAAAAGGGCGCTTACAGCTATGTAGAGCTTTCGCTAGTCATTGACAGAAGTGACAGCAAGCCTAAGAGCCTGGAAGAGCATATAGCAGAGCTAGAAGCAGACCTAGAAAACGACCAGGGCGACGAAGCCCAGAAAGAAGAGGTATAAACCATGAAATTTAATACAGTAGCGGAAGCTTTCAACTTTTATCGCAATAAGACCGTTAAGGAACTGGAAGAGCGGGCAGCGGCTATTAACGCCGACATTGACAGCAACCCTAACGCCGACATTGAAGCTTATAACATTGAGCTTAGGGGCATTAAGGAAGCTAAAGAAAACATTGAGCTTAGAAGCGCAGGACAGGCAGCAGGGCTTAACCTGGTAACAGGCAGAAACCTTAAGGGCGAAGAGCCGAAGACCTTTAACGGCGAAGACGTAGCAGCTACGCCAGAGTACCGCAGCGCCTTTTATAAAACCCTTATGGGGCGGCAGCTTACGGCTAACGAACAGGCAGCCTTTAACGCCGTCGTAGAGCGCAGGGACGACGCTTTTAACAACTCTACTAACGCTGCGGCAGTTATCCCGACTTCTACCCTTAACGAAGTGGTAAAGAAAGCCCGCACTATGGGCGGCTTGCTTGCAGAAGCCAGGGCGTTTAATATGCCTAGCAAAATTGCTATCCCGATTGCTAACCCTAGCGCTAATGCTGCATGGCACGTAGAGGGCGCAGCCGTAGACACAGAGCTTGTTAGCCTGGATACTTCCGTAACCTTTGACGGCAACGAGATTATTAAAATTTTCTCTATTTCCGCTAAGGTAAAGGCTATGAGCATTTCCGCTTTTGAAAGCTACCTTGCAGACGAGCTTACAGCTTGCGTTATGGGTACTATCGGCGCAGCCCTGGTAAGCGGCACAGGCAGCGGGCAGGGTACAGGCATTGAAACAGGTATTACCTGGGTAAAAACTGCGGGCGCAACCCAGAACGCCGTTGAAGTGGCTAGAACCGCAGACGTTAAGTATACGGATGTAGTAGCAACCGTAGCGCTGCTTAAGAGGGGCTACGCCCAGGGCGCTAAGTGGGCTATGAATAACCGCACGCTTTATAACGTCTTCTACGGTATGCTTGACGGCAACGAAAGACCTATCTTTATTGCAGACCCGAAGAACGAGAGCGTAGGCAAGATTTTAGGCTTTGATATTGTCATTGACGACAATATTGCCGATAACGTCGCTTACCTGGGTAACTACTCTAAGTACCTGGGCTACAATATGCCGCAGGGTATTACCCTTGAAAGCAGCAGGGAAAGCAGCTTTAAGAGCGGGCTTATTGATTATAGAGCTATGGCTATTGCCGATACTAAGCCTATTCTTAAAGAAGCCTTTGTAAAGCTCTACAAGGCTACAGCCTAAACAGGACGCACCTTAGAGCGGTGCAGAGTCATTGCTTTAAGTACCATTATTAAAACCTTTCAGACAGGGGGCGTAGGGCGCAGGATTTAGCCCCTATGCCCTTTGTCATTAAGAAGAAAGCAGAGGTAATAATTATGACATTTTCGGAAGCGTGCAACGTCTTAAGAGTAGATGAGGGAAATAACGACCGACTTATACACGCCCTTTTAACGGCGCTGCCAGACTACATAGAAACGACTACAGGGCTTGCAGTAGAGAACCAGGGCAACGAGCCTTTAGTAGACGTAGTAGGCGGCTTTATCCTTACGCAATGGTACTATGCAGACCACGCAGACGACCAGGCTTTAACCAGGACTATTAACAGCTTGCTTAAGGCTATAAGCGTGCGGGCTAGAAGTCATGAAGCCTAGATACAGTTTTAAGGACTACGACAACCAAAGCTTTTACGACGGTAAAGCCTGGAAAAGGGTAAGCGCTGCATACATGAGCAGCAAGGCTTATATATGTGAGCGCTGCGGCAAGCCCGCTAGTATATGCCATCACAAGACCTGGTTAAACGGCAGCAACGTACACGACCCTAACATAGCGCTAAGCTTTGATAACCTGGAAGCCCTTTGCATAGCTTGCCATAACTTAGAGCATGGGCTTAAGCATAACGTAACCTTGTTTAATGAGGACGGCAGCATAGCAGCGGTAAAGGAAAGCCAGGGCGCAATAGAGTTTAAGCGGCAGCAGGACGCTATAACAGAAATGTTAGACAAGCTGCGAAAAAACGACCGCACAGAACGCCCCTAGAAGCGCTTTAAATGATTTCTAGGTATAAAACCTTGTCTAAAACCTAAAACGCCTTAAAACGAACGCTAGACGGCTTAGACGGCGTGCAGGGGGTAGGGGGGGTATGATTTTACAGGCGGCGCAGCCCTAACGGCGCGGGTGAGGTAAAAAAACCTGTCTAAGGCATTTTTGACACAGGGGGCTTACCCAGTAAACCCAGTAAACATAATAACCACGAAATGAGGGCTATTATATGGCTATGAAGAAAGAATTTAAAGAGATATTGCAGAGGATACCAGAAGACAAGCGCTATATAGGCGAAAAGCTAGTAGTAGAGCTTGCTTTTATGGAAAAGACTTTGCAGAACCTTAGAAAACAGATAGCAGAGGGCGGCGAAACAGAAGAATTTACCCAGGGTAAGCAGAATTTCTTAAGGGAAAGCCCCGCCCTTAAAGCCTACAATACGACCGTACAGCGCTATAGCGTTATGTACAGGCAGCTTACAGACCTTATAGGCAAGACCCAGGAAGCAGAGAAAAGTAACGCCGTCTACGACTTCCTTAAAGAGGGCTAAGGCGTGAACTATATAGAAGCATACCTAGACGCTATAAAGGCGGGCAAGTGCATAGTCTGCAAGCGTACCAGGCGGCAGTATGAAAAGCTTGTAGAGGATATACGCAACCCGAAAGACGGCTATATATTCGACCAGAAAAGAGCCGAAAAGCCTATAGAGTTTATAGAACGCTTTTGTAAGCACTCTAAAGGGGAATGGGCAGGGCAGCCCTTGCGCCTGGAACTATTCCAGAAAGCTTTTATAAGCGCTTTGTTCGGCTTTGTAGACGCTGCTACAGGCTACAGAAAGTACAGGGAAACGCTTTTCTATGTGAGCCGTAAGAACGGTAAAAGCGTTATGCTTAGCGGCTTAGCCCTGTATATGCTTATTGCAGATAAGGAAGCGGGCGCAGAAGTCTACAGCGTAGCCAGTAAGAAAGACCAGGCTAAAATTATTTACGAAGAAACCTATAACATGATACGGCAAAGCCCAGACCTGTTACAGGTAGTAAAGAAGCGCAAAAGCGACCTGTATTTTAGCCTTACCTTTAGCAAGTTTCAGCCTTTAGGAAAGAACAGCGACACGCTAGACGGACTTAATAGCCACCTGGTTATTATTGACGAGCTGCATAGCATTAAAGACCGTAACTTGTATGAAGTAATGAAGCAGAGCCAGAGCGCCAGACGGCAGCCGCTTTTAATTATGATAACAACGGCAGGAACTATAAGGGAATGTATTTTTGATGATATGTATAAGTACGCTTGCGGCGTATGCGACGGCACAATAACAGACCCGCACTTTCTGCCGATAATATACGAACTGGACAATAAAGAAGAATGGCTAAACCCTATGAAATGGGAAAAGGCAAACCCAGGGCTAAACACGATAAAGAAGCTAGACGACCTTATTAGCAAGGTTGAGCGGGCAAAGCAAAGCCCCAGGGACTTAACAGGCGTGCTAGTAAAGGACTTTAACGTAATACAGACAGTAGCTAGCACCTGGATAACCTTTGACGCTGCAAACAACCCCGAAACATTCAGCCTGGAAGCCTTTAAGGGCTATTACTGTATAGGCGGCGCAGACCTAAGCAGAACAGGCGACCTTACAGCGGCTACGCTGCTTTTCATGGATAAGACAGAAAAGCGCTACGTTACGCAAATGTACTTTTTACCTAAAGATAGCTTTGAGCAGAGAGTACACGACGAAAAAATACCGTATGACAAGTGGCACGAAGCAGGGCTATTAAGGCTATGTGAGGGCAATAGCATAAACTACAGTGACGTTACAGCCTGGTTTATGGAAATGGTAGAAAAGTACGACGTTACGCCCGCCTGGATATACTACGACCCCTACAGCGCTGCGTACTGGGTGCAGGAAATGCAGAGCAACGGCTTTAATATGGTTAAGTGCTACCAGGGCGTTAAGACGCTTAGCCTACCTATGCAGCAGCTAGGACAGGACTTAGCAGCCAAAAAGGTAAACTATAATGCTAACCCGCTTTTGCTTTGGTGTATCACTAACACAGGCGTTAAGACGGACGTAAACGGCAATATTCAGCCTATAAAGGCTACAAGCCCTAAATACCGTATAGACGGCTTAGCAAGCCTGTTAGACGCTTACGTAGGGCTTTTAGACCATTATAACGAATACCTGGAAGCTATTTAGAAAGTGAGGTAAAAGACCATGCAGAAAAGAAATGGCTACTATCTGAAAGATAAAAAAGCTATGATTTACAAAAAAAGGGACGTTGCAGAACCTGGGCGTATGCCTAAAGAAAAGTACGTACCTATAGCGTATAATCCGCTTTGGTGCTATACGTCGCAGCTTTCAGAAGACCGCATTTATGCGGCTATGGGTGCGGGGGTAGATGAAAACCGCTATTTTGTCTTTAACCACCTGGACGGCGTAGCGGTAGACGACAGCCTTAAATATAATGGCAAGTGGTACACTATTACCAGGGTAGACACAGAAAACGACTACAAGGGCGAAACCTATATTTATTGCAATGATATGTACAGCCCGCCCGCAGACAGCGACGTATTACCAGAGCCGATAGACTAAGGCAGAATTGCGTCGGCGCAAATTATGAGCTAGTAGAGGAAAGACCTTTGCTGGCTCTTTTTATGTTTACTATGTTTACATGATATACAAAGTAATTATTGACAAGCCATTAAAAAACAGTTATGCTTTATATCGGTAAACATTAAATTACCGCAATATAGAAAGAGAGGTAGAGACCATGACAGCAGAGGTAAAAGAGATTTACGACGTATTACAGGCACGCCCAGACATTAAAGAGCTTTTTAGCCTTATTTTGAGCTTGCCAGAAAGCCGCAGGGCAGAAGCCGTAGCGCTTGCTACTTCCTACTTGAAGAAAAGAGGGGCGCAGGAATGAAAGTTATAGCCTTTGTAAACCAAAAGGGCGGCGTAGCAAAGACGACTAGCGCCCTTAATATAGGCGCTGCGCTTGCTATAGCGGGTAAAAGCGTACTGCTAGTAGACCTAGACCCGCAAGGCAGCCTTAGCAAGTGTGCGGGCTTTAGAAGCCTGGAAGCCCCGACGACCTACGAAGTAATAAAGGACGGCGCAGACATTAACCAGGCTATTAGAACTAAGGCAGCCGTAGCGCCCTACGACGTATTACCCACAGATATACGCATGAGCGGCGCAGAGATAGAGCTTATAAGCGTACCAGGCAGGGACACGCTGCTAAAGGAAGCTTTAGAAGACCTTAAGAAGCCCTACGACTACGTTTTAATTGATTGTAGCCCTAGCTTAAACATATTAACGCTAATGGCGCTTACGGCGGCTATAGAGGTAATTATACCAGTAGCAGCGCAGTATATGCCCTTAGACGGCATGGCGCAGCTATTGCCTACTATTGAGCTTGTAAAGAAGCGGCTTAACAAAGGCTTAGAGATAGGCGGCGTACTTATTACCATGTACGACGGCAGGCTAAACCTAAGCAAAGAGGTAGTAGAAGCCGTTAAAGCCAGATTCCCTAAGCAGACCTTTAAGACCGTCGTAAAGAATAACAGCAAGCTAGCGGAAGCGCCTACTTATGGCAAAGATATTTTTGAGTACGCACCTAAAAGCACAGGCGCAGACGCTTACAGAGCCGTAGCAGTAGAGATAAGAGAAAGAGAGGGCTAAACAATGGCTTATAAACTGGAAAACAACCCGCTATTTCCGCAGGAAGAGCCGCAGCAGGAAGCACAGCCAGGAAAGAAGAGGGGCGGACCTGTAAAAGACAACCTTGTTAGGGGCAACAGCGTACAAGAGGGCTTAACAGAAGAGTATACAAGGGCGACGCTTATTTTAAGGGTAGACCTGGTAGAGAAGCTTAAAAACTACGCCTATACAGAGCGGCTAACCATGAAAGAAGCCGCTAACAAGATTATAGCGGAAGCCCTGGAACGTGAAGAAAAGCGCCTTGCTAAAGGCGGGACAGAGATATTAGACAGAAAAGGGGGTAAATAATATGCTGCAAGTAGGAAAAGAAAAGGCTTACGACGTACAGGAAGCCGCAGAACTGCTTAAGCTTACCCCGCAAAGCGTGCGGGCGTATATCCGCAGCGGGAAAATTAAGGCGCAGAAAGTAGGGACACGCTACCATATAGCAGAAAGCAACCTACAGGCATTTTTAAAGGGTGATACTAAGAATGAGTAAAGAAAAGAAACGCCCCGCAGATATGACTATAGGCGAACTGGAAAAAGCCGCAGACAGCGGCGACCAGGAAGCTATAGAAATGCTGCAACGGCTTACAGACCGCCCAGAAGTGCGGGCAGCTATGGACGCTATCATAGAACAGACCAGGCAGCTAAGGGAAGAACTACAGACAGCCACAGCCGCCTTTAGTGAGCAAATGCAAGCGCACTATAGCGAACATAAAGCCGCCTACGACGCACTTAAAGACCGTAAAAGTATTACAGCCTTTGCCAGGACGCTTACAAAGGAAGACTTAGACGAAGCGCTTGTAGAACAGGAAGCAGCCGCAGCCTGGAAGCAGCTACAGACAGCTAAGCGCCTGGAAGCCGACGAAGCCCCTAAAAAGGAAGTAGACAAGGCTTATTTTGATGTATTGAGCTATTTAGCTATGGGCGACGCTATAGCCCTGTACGAACACAAGACGCAGCAGCCTAAGACCTACAGAACCAGGGCAAAGGCAAAGGACGTAGGCGCAATAATGGAAACGCCTACAGCCCTTGCTATTCCTACTTTGTCAAATTATCAATATAGCATGAGCCTTTACCAGGGCGGCAGCGCCTACCTACAGCCGCTAAGAAGTACGGACGGCTTAAAGTTTAGCAAGGGCAAAATGTACTTTGACGGCGCACGTATGCAGGAAGTAAGCGAAGTAGAGCTACAGAACATGAAAACCAAAGAGGGCATAGCAGATATAGACCTACCTTTGCTGCGGACGTTCTACAGCCTTATACTTACACGCTTTGAGGAAAGCGGCTTTAAGCGCCTGGAAGACATTTTAACTTATCCTGTACCAGTATTAGCAGAGTATATAGGCTTACAATCTAACCTTAATAAGAAAGACCTAGCAAGGGTAATAGAAAAAACGCAGAGCTACCATAATATAGTAGGCGTGCTACACGGTGAGCGGAACGGCAAACCAGTACAGAGCTATTACCCTGTTTTGAACTTTGAGGGCTACGACGACAAAACCAATACTATAAGCTTTTCTAGCCCTTATATGAAGTACGTTATTAAGACCGTTTACAACCTATCAATAAGGCGCACTAAGGACGGCAAGAAGAAGCTTAAAAAGAGCGGTAAGCCGCTTACGCTTCCTAGTCATTCTTATTTGATAGACAGCAGCATAGCTAAGGAACGCAACAAGGCAGCCGCAGAGAATGTAATACTTATAGTAACAGGCATAGAGCAAGCGGGCGGCACAGGCTACCATATTAAGGCTAGCACCCTGGTAGAACGAAACCCGCAGCTTGCGGAACGGCTAGCGCAAGACCCGACGCACAAGGCGCAGCTATTGAAGCGGGTATTTACTAAAACATGGGAATTACTGCGGACAAAGACCAGGCTACAGGAAGCCTATAAGAATATAGAACTACCAGACCCGAAAAACCCCGCCTTTATTCCCACAGCAAAGAACCTTAACACCCTTGTTTTAGAATTTCCGCATGAGGGGAAAAAGGAAGACAAGTAAACTATGTTTACCTGGTTTACACAAAAATAAAATTGCGGGGAAGTGTGCGAAAAATTGCGGGGAAGTGAGTAGAAAATTGCGGGGAAGTGTGCGAAATTTGCGGGGTAGTGTGTAGGGCATTTCTCAAAATGTGGCTTAAAATAAGGCTTTAGCCGCTATATGTTGCGCCCTAATACTATAGTATTCCAATACTATAGTAACGGCGGGGCGGCAACCTTTACAGCCGCCACCCCGCAACCTATAATTTCAACCGTAACAAAAGGCAGATTATAGCCGCCTGGTAAGCAAAGACTATAACCCGCCTAGAAGCAAAACCCACAAGGGGCGCTAGCTGCATTATAGCAGACTACGCCCAAAAGAGAAAGAGAGGGCTTTTTAATGATTGACGACTACAAGCTAGACGAACTGAAAAGCGGACTTACTGCTTACGTGCAGCAGATAACGCAGCCAGACAGACACGCAGGGCGCAATATGTATAAATGCCCGCTTTGCGGCAGCGGCAGCAAGGGCGGCAGGAACAGCGACGGCGCTTTTAGCATTACAAGCGACGGTAAAGCCTGGAAGTGCTTTAGCTGCAACCAGGGCGGCGACATTTTCACGCTTATAGGCTTGTATGAGGGGCTAACAGACTTTATAGACCAGGCAAAGAGGGCGGCAGAGGTAACAGGGCAGCGCCTGGAACTGGAAGCGCCCAGACAGGACGCTAAAAAGGACTTTGCAGAGGATAAGCCGCAGCCTGTTAAGGGCAGATACCAGGACTATATAGAACGCTGCAAGGCGGC